CCATCTCAAGCGCGAGCGTTACAGCAACTGTCTATTCTGGGACGGACGCGTCCCCCAGCTCGATTATTAGCGGCGGCGCGACGAGCAGCGGCGCCCAAGTAACACAGACTATAACTGGTGGAGTAATAGGCGTAACATACATTCTTACTTGTGTTATCACAACCAGCGCCAGCAAGACTTTTGTGCTTGACGGATATTTAACTGTAAAGGCCATAGGAACGTGAGCAAGGTACAGCTTAGTGCAGACTTAATTGAATCCTTTGGCGGGACGTTTATCTCGCCAAAGTATGATCAGTTATGCCCTACGCCTTTCTTTCACCGGGAAGCGTGGAAGCTGTACACGTCTGACGCAACTTCTGCAATGGTCATTGCTCCGCGAGATCACGCAAAGTCCAGCGCGCTTTCCATGGTTTATATTCTGGCGGAAGTTCTTTTCCGTTCCAGTGATTACGTAATCCTGGTTGGTTCTACAGAAGACGGCGCAGCAGAGCAACTCGGCAACATCACAGAAGAACTGTCCGAAAACGAAGACTTAATTCGCGAGTTTGGAATTAAGAAGTTTCACCGTACCGCCACGACTGACGTCATCGTAGAAATGTCTGACGGACACAAGTTCCGCATTCTAGCTCGCGGTGCTGAGCAACGTATCCGCGGCCGCTTGTGGAAAGGTAAACGCCCTAACCTTCTTGTCTGCGATGACATGGAAGACGACGAGCAGGTAGAAAATGCGGACCGCCGCCGTAAGTTTCGTATTTGGTTTTTTCGCGCTGCCAAGCAAGCTTTGAGTAAATCCGGCAAGATCCGCGTACACGGTACAATCTTGCACGACGACTCTTTACTTTCCCGCTTGCGGAAAAATCGCACTTGGCAGCATCTATTTTACTCTGCTCACGCAAGCTTTGACGATTTCTCCGGAATGCTTTGGCCTGAGCGTTGGACTGAAGCACACTTGCGCGCGCGTCGGCAAGAATTTATTGAGGACGGTGATTCTGCGGGTTACTCACAAGAGTTCTTAAACAACCCTCTTGACCACTCAGACGCATTTCTTAAGCAAGCCGATTTCAAGCATATGTCAAGTGATGACTATGAAACGGATAAGATTGTTTGCGTGGCTGCTGATTTTGCAGTATCTCGCGCGGACAAGGCTAACCGTACTGCTTTTGTAATCGGCGGAAAGGATGTTAATAACATCTTGCACTTCATTGATGTTCGGAAGGGCCGCTGGGATCCAACCGAATGGATTGAAGAGATGTTTGATATTCAGCGACAGTACAACCCCGAAGTATTCTGGGTTGAGGATGGCGTGATCTGGAAGTCTGTCAAGTCTATGATCTACCGCGAAATGCAAGTGCGGGATCTGCGCATAAACTTCGAAGCTATCCTGCCCGTCAAAGACAAAGGAACGCGTGGCCGCTCTTACCAGCGACGTATGCGAGCCGGCCAGTGCCGCTTTAACAAGCGCGCAGAGTGGTACGCGGACTTTGAACAGGAAAACTTACGCTTTACCGGCACTGCCCAGGCAACCCTTGACGATCAATTTGACGCAGCAGCTTTGCTTAGTCGCGGCTTCGACGATCTTACTCACGTAGAACCTGAGGATTTCTTCACCGAAGACGAGTGGGAAATGGAAAAAGGTTTTTGGAACCGGCCAAGTTCTGGTGCTGACGGCCGTTCTGCGGTAACAGGATATTAAATGCTTAATCTTGACAAGCCTATTACTCTAAATGCCAAGGCAATAGGCTCGCCTAACCTTTGTGATTTGTTTGACTCTAACGATCTGCGAAGAATCGGGGAAGAGTGCCACGCAGGTTACACACGAGATGAGTATTCTCGGTCAATCTGGATGAAGCGCAATGAGTCTGGGATGGACTTGGCGCTGCAGATTCAGAAAGACAAGACTTTTCCGTGGCCCGGTTGCAGTAACGTAGCGTTTCCGCTGGTAACTATCGCCGCAATGCAGTTTCATGCGCGCGCGTATCCTGCGATTGTCAACGGAACTGACATTGTCAAGTGCACAGTTTTTGGTGATGACCCGCAAGGGGAGCAAACTGCCCACGCTGACCGCGTTTCTACGCATATGAGCTGGCAATTGCTGTACCAAGATAAGACTTGGGAAGAACAAGAAGACAAAGCGATCTTAAATCTTAGCATTATCGGTACGAATTTTAAGAAATCTTACTATTCTGCTTCGCTTGGCCACAACGTCAGTGAACTTGTGCTTGCTAAAGACTTGGTGCTAGATTACTGGAGCAAGTCCGTCGAGGATTCTCCCCGCAAGACCCACAAGCTCCCAATGTTCCGTAACGAAGTTTACGAAAAAGTCATGCGTGGTGTTTTCTGTGATGTGCTTGAGCAGCCTTGGTATATGCACGCTCCGTCGCCGACGATTTCTACGGTGCAACGGGTTAATCAGGACAATCGCCAGGGACTAATTCCCCCGCCGCCCGATGAAACTACAGCTTTACTGTTCCTTGAGCAGCATTGCAATATGGACTTGGATGGGGATGGTTATGCTGAGCCTTACATTATTACTTTTGAGTCTACCTCCAAATACGTAGTCCGTATTGTAACTCGCTTTGACCGGGAAAGCGACATTGAACGCGTTGCTAGCGGGCCGCATAAAGGCAAGATTATCCGCATTAACGCAATGGAGTACTTTACTAAAAAGACCTTTATTCCAAGTCCAGATGGCGGCATCTACGATATTGGATTCGGTGTTTTCCTTGGGCCGCTTAACGAAGCCGTTAACTCCTTGGTAAATATGCTGCTTGATGCGGGGACTATGCAGACTACCGGCGGTGGTTTCTTGGGCCGTGGTGCTAAGATTCGCGGGGGCGTCTACACAATTGCTCCGTTTGAGTGGAAACGCGTAGACTCTACTGGCGATGATTTACGTAAGTCGATTTACCCGCTTCCCATCAACGCCCCTTCTGACGTACTGTTTCAGCTTCTTAGCTTGCTGATTAACTACACTTCGCGCGTCAGCGGAACCACGGATATAACTGTAGGCGAAAATCCCGGCCAAAACACCCCTGCTCAAACCACGCAGACTATGGTGGAGATGGGGCAGAAGATTTACACAGCGATTTTTAAGCGCATTTGGCGTTCGTCTAAGGAAGAATTCTCCAAGTTGTTCAAGCTCAATGGAATGTTCTTACCGCTTGATGTTCCGCAGCCCGGTGGAGCTACCCGCGCTGACTACCAAGGCAGTACAGATAAAATATCTCCGGTTGCAGATCCAAACGTAACCAGTGATTCTATGCGGTTGCAGATGGCTGGTGCGCTGAAGCAAGCCGCCATGACAACTCCGGGCTACAATCGCGACGCCGTAGAAGTACGTTACCTCAAGGCTTTGCGCATCGACGGGATTCCTGCGGTATTCCCTGGCACTCAAGGCCAGCCTCCGGCAAAAGACCCCAAGCTTCAGATCGAGGAGACCAAAATCCAGGGCCGTCTGCAAGAGCAGCAACTTGCTTTGCAAGCCCAAATGCAACAATTTGCGATTACGCTGGAAGAAGAAAAGCGTATGAACAATGCTAAGATAATAGAACTTATGGCAAAGGCCCAAAACGAAGCTGCCAACGCGCAGACCGAACAAGCTTACGCCCAAGTCGCTATCATCAACGCGGAGATTGCGCGCGTCCGCGCAGAGAACGAGCACATCAACACCAGAATCGAGCACCTGCTTTCCGCGGCTAAAATACAATCAGCCCATAATATCGGAATCCAAGGACTTGCAACTGGCCAAGAAAGATCTAAGAAATGACACGAGCTATAACTGAACACGAGTTCGAAGAATGGAAGTCACATCCAGTAACACTGGCAGTGATGGAAATCCTTGCCAAGAAACGCGATGAAATGCGCCATGCTTGGGAAGGTGGATCCTTCACCGATTACGACGAGCGCGCAATGGCTCTGACTAACGTGGGGAATATTGGTACTTGCAAAGGCTATGCTTTTGTTCAAGACCTAGATTATGAGCAATACATAGGAGAGTTAGATGACAGAGGTGATAAACACATCGGGCCTGGAACCACGCGGAGTGGCGGTACTGATTAAACTTTACGAACCCGAACGCAGAGGAGCTCAGATAGTGCTACCAGAGTCTGTTCAAGGACGATTAAGCATGGTGGATAACCGTGCTGTAGTTGTTGCTGTTGGGCCTAGCGCCTGGCATGATGAACCGACTCCGCGCGCAGTTATCGGCGACCGCGTACTGGTGACAAAGTTTGCAGGTTTCATGGCAAAAGGGCCGGCAGATGGAATCATCTACCGTTTGGTAAACGACCGAGATATATTCTGTGCTATCACGCACGAGGAGACTGAGCATGGCTGATGAAAACATTGCAAGTGTAGAAAGTGTTGCACCAGCTGAGGTGCAGCAAGCTGCGGAGAAAATGGGCTGGATTCCTCCATCTCGCTTTCGCGGTGATCCGGAACGCTTTGTCGATGCTGACGTTTACATCGAGCGTGGCGAAGCTGTGTTGCCAATCGTTAAAGAGCAAAACAAACGGCTACACGCAGAACTTGAAAACTTGCGAGGAGAATCCCGGAAGACCGCGGCTGCATTAAAGGCAGCTCAAGATTCCATTTCCCAGATTGAAGAGCGGCATACAGTCGACACGCAGAAAGCTGTGGAAGCCGCGCGTCGCCAGGTGAAGTTGCAACTGTCGGCGGCTTCTGAAGCAGGTGACCATGATGGAGTGGCAGAGTTAACTGATCGGCTTACCCAGCTGAACACGACTCCTACGCCAGCTGCCAAGCAAGCGCCTCCGGAAGCCCCGCCGGTATTCCAACCGCCGCCCGATCTTGCAGAGTGGAATGCTGAGAACCCTTGGTTTGGCACAAACAAGCGTAAAACTGCACTGGCTTTGGGCATCGCCCAGGAACTGCGAGATGCCGGCGAGTCTGGAGTTGGCCGAGCTTTCTTTGACAAAGTTGCAGCGGAAGTTGCAAAAGAACTCGGCGGTGGCGAGACTCCGCGCGGTGACAAAGTTGAAGGTGCTCGAAACGGCGCGGACAGTGAAGTGCGCAGCAATGGCCGTAAAGGTTACGCGGCAATGCCAGCGGACGCACGTGCCGCTTGCGATGCGGATTCTCGCCGTTTCGTAGGCAGCGACAAAAAGTACAAGAGTCAACAAGAGTGGCGTAATCGGTACGCTGAGATATATTTCGGAGAATAAAAATGGAATTGCTTAACCCTGCAAACACAAAAAACAGCGTTGCGCGTGAGCGTAAGCGCATCCCAATGTCAGTGCCGGTGCAACGTCTTGAAGTGGCAGAGCTACCTGGCTATCATCTGCATTGGTTTCTAAGCACCCCGGAGCGTCTTCAGCGGGCCCTGGACGGTGGGTACGAGTTTGTAAACGAGTACGAGATGAAACTCAATAACGTAAGTCTTGGTGGCGAATCTAGCGTCAGCGGGAATACCGACATGGGCTCAAGAGTAAGTGTTGTCTCCGGGCAAGAGGTAGGAAAAGATGGTCAACCAACTCGGCTGGTTTTAATGAAACTTAAGCAAGAGTGGTGGGACGAAGACCAGTTACTGGTTGAGGCTAAAAATTCGAAGATTCGTGATTCTCTTCTTGGCGGAATGATTGGGGCAGAAAATGATCGCCCAGGCGATTCCCAGCACCGCTACGTGGATAAGACGAAAACTCAGATTCCGGACTTTTTCAAACCCAAGCGCAGAAGCGCTTAACCTACGGAGATTTTCATGGCAAATGCTAATCGTCCGAGTGGCTTTACACCAGTGCAGTACCTTAGTGGTGCGCCCTGGAGTGGGCAAGCTCGGCTTTACTCTATCGCGGCTGCTTACGCTACCGCACTCTACATTGGCGACCCTGTAATTAGCAGTGGCACAGCCGATGCAAACGGTGTTCCAGGCGTTGTGCTTGGCGCCGCAACGGGCGCACTTCGTGGCGTGATTGTTGGCTTGGGGTCTTCTGAAGGCCTTCCAGCTAACATTGTCAACCCTAACCAGTCTTTCCGTCCCGCCGCTGCGCAGACAACTGATTGGTACGCAATGGTTGTAGATGATCCAAATGTGATCTTCTCCATCCAGGAAGAGTCCAACGGTACTGCACTTGTCGCTACTCAAATTGGATTGAATACTATTCCAGTCATCGGCACTGGTAACGGATTCATTTCGGGCTGGATGCTGCGCAGTTCTTCTGGTGCAACTCCCGCGACTACCGCAACCCTTCAGCTTCGCTTGATGGGCTTGGTTCGCACTTCGGACAATGCGTTTGGCGCCTATGCCAAGCACCTTGTGAAGATCAACGTGCACGAACTCGGCACAGGTACTGGCGCCGCTGGCGTCTAAAGGAGATATATTATGGCAGGCGGTGTAATTAACACAGGCAGTCACCCAAAGCTTTTGTGGCCAGGGGTGTATACTACGTGGGGTCAGGTTTACGACTCTCACGCCAAGGAATATACAGATTTGTACGATATCAAAATGTCAGACAAAGCGTATGAACAAGGCGTGCAAGTGACCCCATTTGGCTTGGCTCCGGTCAAGGCACAGGGCGCTCCCGTGACGTATGACGGCGAAGTTCAAGGTGTTGTCAATACCTATACGCACATTGCGTATGCGCTTGGCTATATCGTAACCTTTGAAGAACTGCGTGACAACCAGTACAAAGAGGTGGCAACTCGGCGCGCGGAAGCTAACGCTTTTTCGATGAACCAGACGACGGAGAATGTGGGGGCCTTCCCTTACAATAACGCTTTTGCAACGACTTACTTTACGACTGGCGATGGTGCGTCACTGGTTTCTACCAGCCACATCAACGCTACCGGCGGTACGTTTAGCAATGCGCTGAGCCCTGCAGCTGACTTGTCTGAAGCTGCGTTGGAAGACCTAACCATCCAGATCATGGGTGCGCAGAATGACACAGGCTTGCTGATCAACATCATGCCGGAGTCACTGCACATTTCTCGTCAGGAATGGTACAATGCCAACCGCATCTTGCAGTCGGTGTTGCAATCCAACACAGCTAACAACAACATCAACGTGTTGAAAGCTACTAATGCCTTCCCCAAGGGCATCAAGATGAACCACTACTTTACCGCGCCTCACGCGTGGTTTATTCGGACTAACTGCCCGAATGGTATGACGTTCTTCTGGCGTGACGAGCCAATGTTCGATCAGGACAATGACTTCGACACCAAAAACGCAAAAGCCGCAAGCTATATGCGTATGAGCGTCGGGTGCACTGACCCACGTGGTATCTATGGAAGCAATGGGCCGTAAGGTTTTGTTGTAAGTTAGCGCGGATTATTTAACCGTAATCCGCGCGAAATGGACTGGCAGTTCCAGTAAGTTTTTTGGTTGCAATGCAATCCCATTTAGGAGTTTTAAATGCCTTTTACTAATTTCCCCCACGGTTTCTCTAACGGTATCAGTGTTCGCGGTATGCCAATTCTGCAAACGCAACCTGGCCAAGTATACTGGGTTGATAACTCAGTTCAGCTTAACCCTCAAGCTCGCGCTGGCAGCGACGGTAATCGGGGTACTTATCTTGATCCGTTTGCCACACTCAATTTTGCACTTACGCAAACAATGCCCGGTCGAGGCGATATTATTGTTGTAAATGCAGGACACTTTGAAAGCATTTCATCTGCTACGGTCTTGCTACTTACCTCGTCGGACGTAGCTATTCTTGGTATGGGCAGCGGCGCTTCGCGTCCGACCTTCATGTTCACTACCGCAGCAACAGCTAATATTCCAGTCACTGGCTCTGGCATCAGTATTCAGAATTGCTTGTTTCTTTGCAATTTTGCAGCTGTTGCTTCGGTGTTTACAGGTGTTAGCGCAAGCGTTACGGCCTCGATTGCCTCGACTACAATGACCGTTACGGCTGTTGGCAGTGGTACACTGTATCCCGGCGCAGCTATTATGGGAACTGGTATTATTCCAGGTACTCGAATCCAGTCGCAAACCTCCGGTACAACTGGCGGCATTGGCGTGTATGTAGTCAGTTTTGGCCAGACCTTTGCATCGGGGACTATTACAACTGGCCCACAGGACTTTTCAATTGACTCTTGTGAGTTCCGGGATATCAGTAGCATTTTGAACTTTGTTACTATTGTAACCGGCTCGGGAACTGCGCAAGCAATGTCAGGGTTATCTTTTACTAACTGCGTTATTTCTAGTCTTGGAACTACCGCAGCTACAACAGCTATTAAAATGACCGCCGCTCAAGATCGTTTTAAGATCTCAGATAACTTTGGTTGTTTTGCAATCTTGAACGACACGGCCTGTATGCTTGCAACTGGCGCAAATAACATAACTAACTTTGAGTTTGCGCGTAACCACCTGGAACGCCCGAATACCAGCTCAACTGGCGGATCGTTTATTTCAACTTCCGGAACTGGTTGGACAGGCCATGCGTACGATAACTATCTGTACCAGCTTGACGCAAGCGCAGGTATTTGGATTGCAACTGGCACTGGCGGTGCGTTTGGTTTTACCAACAACTACAGTCCTATCACGGGCGCTGTCGACAAATCCGGTCTGATCAATCCTGCTGCTGTTTAACTTTACTCGGGGGCTAATCACCCCCGTTAGGAGAATTTATGTATCCCATTACACAGCGACTTTCAGCGGCCGGTTACGCTCCCTGGGTTCCAATCAATCGGTTACAGACTAGTTTTAACTGTAACGTAAGTGCAATGCTTTCAAGCGGCGCCGTGCTTACTTATTCTATCGAGTACAGTCTTGACAACGCGCAAGACCCGATGAATCTTACGCAACAGTTTACGTTGTCGCGTACTACAACTGTGTTGACAATTACTAAAACTGCGCATGGATTGAGTGTAGGTGATTGGGTTAAACTTTGGGGTAATGGTGGAGCTAACCTAGATGCTGAGTTTAACGTAGCAACTGTTGTTGACGCAGATAACATAACAGTCGCAATTGCAGATTCTGGACTTACTGCTGGTAATGGCGTGGGCTGGATGCAGACTTTACGAGTCTTGCCATTAACGTCTCCAACAGGAAATACTGTCGATGGATCTTACGGGTTGGATCACGTAGTAACTGCTGTGCGAATTAACGTCTCTTCTTGGACAAGCGGCACGGTTGACTTCCAAGTACTGCAAGGTCGGGGGTAAGCTGCCATGACTGCGCCTAATCCTAACACTCCAATTGCTATTATCAGCGATGCATACTTTGATGCGGGATTAACGCAGGAAGGGCAGTCCCCCAACTCCGAGCAGATTGTAACCGGGATGCGGAAGCTTACAGATATTATAAATCTGTGGCAGACGCAAGGGCTAAAGCTCTGGCTGAACGTAGATACAACTGTCCCCCTGGTTGCAGGGACGGGGACGTATACGTTCAGTCCAACTGGCACAGTTATTATGCCCAAGCCGCCTCGAGCTATTGATGCTTATTATATGGACTCCAACGGGATTCGCCGCCCGTTGATTCCGTTAAGCTGGAATGATTACATTCGCCTAAGCCAGGTTAACACAACTGGCCAGATCAACTCTTACTTTGTTAACAAGAAGCAGGAAGAGCTGAGTGTATTCTTCTGGCTAATCCCCGATGCAGTAGCTGCAACAGGCACTGCACATTTGCTGCTGCAAACGCAAGTTACTAATTTTATCTCCGTAACGGAGACCATGAACTTCCCAATCGAGTGGCGAATTGCGCTGCGGTGGGGACTTGCTGACGAACTGGCGACAGGCCAGCCTCAGTCAATCATGGATCGTTGCCAGCAGCGAGCAATCAGCTACCGGACTATGCTGGAAGACTGGGACGTCGAAGACGCACCGACTCGGTTTACTCCCGATTCCCGCGGACAGTATTCTATGGGAAAGTTTCGTTAAATGGCACAAGCTGAAACAGTTGCGATTCCTAAGCGTTTGCCGCTGGTGCTTGAAGCGGCGAACCGGGATCACACACCTTTTAAAGATGCACGTCTTATCAATGGTTACGTCGAAAAGAATGATAAGACCGAAGAGTACTGGATTTTTAAGCGCCCTGGGTTGCTGCAAACAGGCGCAACAAAAGTTGGTAATGGCTATGGTGTTTATAACTGGAATGGAGATATATACTCTATCTTTGGAGCGACGCTGTACAAAAATGGAACTAATATTGGGACAGTAGACGCAACGGGCGGAGTGTATAGATTTTCCTCCAGCCTCGGGGCTACCCCGCGTTTGCAGCTAGGCAATGCAGCAGCTTCGTATAATTGGGATAATACCACGCTTGCACAAATATCGGGGGTTAACTTTCCAGGCAACACTTACACCACCGCCGGGGCAGTTGCAGTTAAAGGCTTTGCGTACCTAGACGGTACGACTTACGTGCTAGACACTACGTCTTATATCCACGGATGCGACGTCTTAAATGACCCTACCTTGTGGACAGACTTACTAAACATCATCGGCGCACAGATTGAGCCAGACGCCGGAGTATTCCTGGCTAAGCAACTTGTCTACGTCCTGGCTCTTAAAGGCTGGTCAACCGAGGTTTTCTACGACGCCCAGAATACTAGCGCATCTCCCCTTGGCCCGGTGCAAGGGGCTAAAATAAACTACGGTTGCGTCAACGCAGATTCTGTCCAGGAGATTGACGGTACTTTGCTTTGGGTAGCTACAAACCGTTCATCCGCTGCACAGGTAATTCTAGTCGACAACCTCAAACCGACTATCGTATCGACGAAGCCAATCGAGCGGATACTAGGAGAAGCCGATTTCACCAACGTAGCATCCTTTGGCATTAAGTACGATGGGCATAGATTTTATGGCATTACACTTAAAAACGACAACATCACGTTAGTCTATGATATGACTGATAAAATGTGGGCGCAATGGACAGATGTAGATGGAAATTATTTTAAGATTGTTTCATCGACGTTTCTTCCGGGGACTGGCCGCGTACTCCAACATGAGACGAACGGGAAGTTGTATCTGTTTGATTCTGATTATACTTCTGACGATGGTCAAGTCATCACAGTAGATCTGTTTACACCTAACTTTGACGGTGGACTGCGCCGAAGAAAACAGATGACTATGATGGAGTTCATTGGGGATCAGACGGCTGGAAGCACCTTGCAGGTACGGGTGAATGATTCTGACTACGAAGCCAGCAAGTGGTCTAGTTTTCGCCTTGTTGACATGGGAGTACGCAAGCCTATCCTGGCAAACTGCGGTACCTTTATGCGTCGGACTACGCAGATCCGTCACCAGTCTAACACCCGGATGCGCCTGCAAGCAATAGAATTGCAGTTAGACATTGGAACACTCTAATGGCAACTAACGTATTTCAGCCGCCGCCAACCTGGGCTTTGCCTGTGATACTTGATGAAGTGTCAGGCAAGGCTGCGTTTAATCCTATATGGCTTCGCTGGTTTCTAGACTTGTCGCAGAACTTAGGTTCGGGCGGCGCGGGATCGGTGTCGAGTGTGGCGGCTTTAACGCTTGGGACAGCCGGAACTGATTTAAGCTCAACGGTAGCGAATCCGACTACTACTGTAGTTATTACTCTAAACGTCCCGACAGCATCGGCGGCGAATCGAGGTGCGTTGAGTGCAGCAGATTGGACTACGTTTAATAACAAAGGTAACGGAACAGTTACTAGCGTCAGCGGCACCGGAACAGTGTCTGGTTTGACTCTTACGGGAACTGTCACTGGCTCCGGTAATTTAACACTTGGTGGTACGCTAACAACAACCGGAGTTAGTGCCACAATCACAACGGCTAAACTAACCGCACTCGGCGCAAACGGCAGCATGACTTTTACAAACGGTTTGCTTACAGCGCAGACCCCCGCAACCTAGGACTGACTATGGCATATGATGATGGAGGTTTTGGAGCCTACGGAGAAAATGCAGCGCCTAGTGGGAATGCAATGGCTGACTTTGGGTTGTCCGCTGGCAATCAACTAGGACTCAGTGCGCCAACGCTTTCTGGCATGGGGATTAACCTAGGCACAGGCAGTCAAGCTGGTTTGCAAGCTCCGGGTTTTGCGGCAAATGTTGGAAAGACAGCTTTTGGAACCTACGGAGAAGATCCGGGTATGATGCCTGATTACGTTTTCAGCGGCAAAGCGCTTGAAGGTATGGCCAGCTTAGGCAAAGCTAGCTATGGATTACAACCCACTGGTTACGAGGGGTTGCAAGCTAACGCAAACACTCGCGGATACAACATGAGTCCGACTACGCAGACAGTCGGCCTGGAAGGAACGCAGCCAACGCCAGGATTTTTTGATACTCCTGCTGGAAAAGTTGTTCAGACAATTGCAGGATTCATACCTATAGTTGGAAATATATTCAACAGTGCGGTGAATTTTAGTAAAAACCAAGACCCGGTGCAAGCATTATTAGGACTGATTCCCGGCGTTGCTGGTTTTGCTGCAAGTACTGCGTACAACGCTTCGCAGTCTCGAGATCCTTTAGGATTCCTGGGCGAGCAGGCAGTTGGAGCTGGTGCTAATATGCTAGGCGGAGCACTTGGAGGACGGATTGGAGCTACGGGAGCTAGTCAACTAGCCGGCGGCTTAATGGGCAACGCGGCGGCTGAACGCGCATCTTACGGCCCCTTTGGAAATGCAACTCTTGGCAATATGCAACAAGCATCTGCACAGCAGTCTTTAATGGGGCAAATGCCAGATCCTAACTTTACCGGCCCTGGTAATGAGAATGCTCAGGCGAGTTTACTTTTGCGTCGATTAGCAACTAACAGTTAAAGGATATTTTATGGCTGACCCTTTTTATGAAGACTATTATCCAGGCATGGGCGCGGGTTCTAGTGTAGAAACTATTCCGCAAGATGCGTACCCTCCTGAGTTTAGCGCTCCTGCGTACTCACCTACGTACCCTTCGATGCCACCGTTATCTCGGGAACCGTATGCGCCTTTAAATCCTACTAGCAGTGCCGGTGACTGGCTACAAAATCTTTACAGTTCCATGATGGGGCCAGGGACTGCTTTAGGCGGAAAGTCCGGGGCTTTTACTGGTGGAGCCTCCGGCGGCATGGGAGCGGGTGGGCAAGGGTGGTTATCCCCGCTCATGAGCATTGGCTCGGGTATTTATGGAATGAGCCAGGCAGAAAGGCAACGGCAAGAAGCTCAGCGGGCTATTACAGGGTCTAGTCCCTGGACGTCTTCGGGGGGGCAAGCAGCCGCTGGGACTGAACTGACGCGGGTAATGCAAGGAGATTTTACAAATGATCCGGGGTTTAAAGCTGCGCAGTTGGCCGCATCGCGCACCTCGTCTCAGCAGCCTGGCGGCTTCGCAGCGCAGGCGGCGGCACAGGCAGCGTTGAAGTACCAGAACGACCGGATACAGGCGCTTAGCCAGCCAGCTGGTGTAGGGTTTAGTCCGGCCTCGGGCTATCAAACTGCGCAGATGGGTAATGCTTCGGCTAATGAGCTGGCGTCACGGAGCCTTGGCTCAATAGGGTACGGTGTAACTGGCACGCAACCCATGCCGCCTTGGTTGCAGCAGTACTTAATCACCAACGGAATGGGGAATCGGTAATGGCTGAACTATTCGGCGCCCCCCTGGGGATGATAGCCGCCGACGAGCAAAGTCGGCAGAATGCACTAGTCGGGCTGGAAGCACAAAAGGTTATGAATACCTTGGCACTGCAGCCTTCTCAGATCGCGCTTAATCAGGCGCATACAGGGTACTACGGAGCGCAGACAGCCGAGGCAGACGCAAAAGTTGAAGCGGCACGAGTAATGCAGCGGCTTGGCGAAGGGTTTACTGCAGATATGCAACGTCGGCAAGGTGCTATAGATAAAGCTGCTGCACAAGGTCAAATAGCAACGGTGGCTGATTTAAAAGGCGCGGGGAAAAAAGTTTCTACTGCGCAACCACTAAAAGATTTTGCTGCGTATGCTGCTGGTAAAGGTGCTTCTCCGATGGTACTTGAAAAGCTTTATGGAGAAATTGCTACGATAGAAGAAAAAGAGGCACAAGGGGCTTGGAGAGACCAGCAAGTATTATCTGATCAAGATAAAACAGCACGCGAGCAGCGCACGGAGATAGGAGGCATTGCTGCAGCGGCAGCGGAAAGTCCTCAACAGTACGCAGCGATTATGATGAACCGAGAGTTGCGGAATCGCTTGCCGCCAGAACTTACAGGTAGTTACGACGCAGATCGTAATACGCTGCGCGCAATTGGGCAAGCTAGCATGGATGCAAATAAGCAAGCTGACAACAGGCGCCAGCAAGCGGAGCTTGATGCGCGGCAAGCTAACTTTAGAGCTGGGGATGCGCAACGGGAAGCAAGAGTTGCGGCGGCTGATGCGCAATTTTTACTTGCGACTACGCGCTTTGAGCTGTTGGCTAAAAATGGACAGGCCGTTACAGATGCAGGACTCGAGGCTAAGAAAGCAGTTGCGGACGCGGCTCGCGCTCGCACAGCAGCAGCGCAGGATAAAGCCACCCCGCAGTTGCCGTTAGATCCCGGCAGCCGAAAACTTGGCCAATCGTATATGG